ATCGTTTAAACCAAGATGGAAGTCCTAAATGTGGTCTTCTATCAAATAGATTTTCTTTTGATCCTTTGGTTTTAGTGTTGTTATAATGAAGAAATACTTGAGCACAGTCTTTACCTTTGAAGGGTTCTCTCCAATGCTCTAATATATTTCCTTTATAAACCAACATATCTCCTGGATTAAGATTTACGGATATACCTTTCATTCCTTCTTTTTCAGAAGGCTCTATGAAGATAGGCCATTTGTCTCCACCAAGATTTAGTGTTGTAGATATCTCACAAGAGAATCTATCTTTGTGACGTTTAAGTTCATCACCTGGTTTATAAATTCTTGCATAAGTATAATTAGGTGTTAGTTTTAATTTTGTAGTTTTTTCCATAACAGGTTGAAGCTTTAACATTAAAGTTTCAAAAGCTATGTTTGAATATTGAGAATAAGTATTTGGTATTTGTTCATCTTGTCCTTCATAATAACCAATCATGGTTTCAAAAGGTGAAATGTATCTTTCCTTTATACAAGTATCATATACCTGTTTTTGCATTGAGAAATAATTATAGAGAAAGATAGCTAGATCTTTTGAGATTGCTTCTTTAATGACACAAAAGTTATCTTTCTTAAAATCATACTTTTTAGACATTTTTAGCCATCTCTTTTAAGATTGCTGATATACAAATATGAATAAATCTAAATGGCTTCTTACCATAATCTACTGCATATTCGTGTTCCATGTACCCTGGAAATATAATCAAGGTTCCAGGATTAGGTTTAAAGTGAACTAATTCTGTTCCATGAAAAATACCATTACCAGGTTTCATCTTTAATTTAGTTGCACGTGCACCTGTTCTTGGTTCGTGAAAAATAGGAAAAGATGTATCAGGTCCACATTTTAAAAAGTAAAATGCATTGACGTGTGTGTTCCAATGAATATGTGCTGAATGATTTCCACCACCTTTTGATGCAAATTCTTGCACCCAACTTTGTTCATAAAATGTTTGATACAAACTCATATCAAATCCTTGCCAATCTAAAAATTCCCAACACTTCTGACCAACATAATTATGAAAGTCTCTAAATTTAGAGTCAACTGTTAATGGTGTTGAGTGATGAGCAATTCCAAAATCACCAAATTTTTTAATGTGATCTTTGTTTCTTTTCTTTGCTTCCTTGATATAAGGATCGCTTGCCTTGTTTAGTGATTTAATGAATTCAGGTTTCTCCTCAATCCATATGGGTGTTTTAAAATATTCTTGTATTTGCATATTATTTAAATGGGTATCCAAGGTTCCATATGACCAATGAATATCTAGTTCCTTTTGTTACGGGTTGTACTCGATGCCAAACAAATGAAGGGAATACTACGATCGAGCCTTTAGGTAATATTTCCTTTGAGGTGATAACGTGTTTGTCTTCATCTCTCATATGAGGATCATAAGATCTTGTATCAAATTGAAGTTCACCACCACTATATTCAGAACTGTCAGTTAACTGACAAGTTACAGAAAGCTTTCTAATCATTCCTTTTTCAGGGCCTTCTTTTTCATAAGGCTTGTCCCATGAATCACAATGCCAATCATAATATTGATTATGTTTATATTTTGTAAATTGACACGATTCAGATCTTAACCAATCAAAATTCCAACCAGCATTTTTATTGGCTCTATGTACATAAGGATGTATTTCTTTATAGATCCAAGTATCATTTAGCCAAACTAAATCTGATTTTCTTTTTCTCTGCATGTTTAAAACTTGTTCTTGTGTTAATTCTTTGTCACCAAATCCACCCGTTCTTGCCATCGTTTCTTCTTTAGACAAAGCATATTTAATAACTTCATCACAAAATTTTGGAGTTAATGCAGATTTAAAAGCCCAATAATGGTTAGATATATTCATAAGTAATGGTTTGAATAAAATTTAATTGATCACTTTTATTAGGTGAGATGTAATACATTTGCGTTGCTGGAAACATAACAAAGGTATTATTGTTAATAGGTATGTCCCAAGATCTTCCTGCTCTTCTGTTATCATCAAAATGGATTCTGACAAAACAAGAATTTTTAGCTACTTTTACACCATATAAAAATACAAAGTCAGGTGAGTTTCTTAAATCAACAGGATCAACTTGTTTTAAAGGAAGAGAAGATTGATTTGGTTTATACATATCTCCCCATGTTTTTTTATTTATCAAAGAAAAACCGTATTCTAAATTAATATGATCTCTCATATAAGTATTAAGCATGTCCCATTTTCTAGAGAATGGAAATTCCTTATTAAATAAATTTTGAGTTAAAATATCTTGTGCAAGTTTTTCTCTATCAATATCCCAATACTTTGGCATATCAATAGTGCCGTGATACAGTGCTATTTCTGATAATACTTTCTTTTGCATACCTATGGGTATGTAATATTTTATTAAAGATAAGTCAAGTATTAAGCTAAAGAATTAGATAAATCCCAAGACTGACCATCTTCATTCCAAGCGTAAACCCATCTATGAGTTCCAGCTGTATTTTGATCTTGTTGTTCTTGAGTTAAAGCAGGTGCATCCCCAATTGGAGATTTCCAAGATGCAGTTGCAATATGTTTTACCCATGATGCATATGGTTTTTTAGGCCAGAAGATTTGATCATCTTCATCCCAAGTATAACCAATACCAGCGTAATTACCTCTGAAAGGTGTTCCACCATTTTTGTGTTGTCCACCAGATGTGTTGTAAGAAGTTTGAATCCACATTTGTGCAGGCCAGTTATTGTGCCTTTCCAAATATTGTTGACCTACTGCTTCGTCTTCAACTCCATCAGCGTTAAGCATATCTTTGTTATCAAGTGTTAATACTTGAATAACTTTTCCGTTTGCTCCTAGTTTTGCAAAATGTGCCATAATGTTTCTCCTTATATATGTTTTTTAATTTTAAATCAACTATTGAAATTTATACCTTATTATTACTATACCTGAACCGCCTGAACCACCTACTGCTGGAGAAGTCTGTGCACCTGCATTTGTTCCTCCGCCACCACCACCAGTATTTACTGTTCCATTATTAGCTGGACCATTAGGTGTATTTTGTCCTGCACCTCCACCTCCTGAACCACCTGGTCCTGCTGAACCACCTGGAGCTCCTGATCCGCCTCCACCACCAGCTCTTGCTGTAGGTGTTGTATTAATTGAAGAAGTTCCGCCTGCTCCACCAGCACCTCCTACTGCAGTAGGACCTGAACTTGAAGCATTACCACCTACTGCCGTAGCTCCGCCACCACTGCCACCACCTTCTGGAACTGAATTTCCTGCATTATTACCTTGTGGTGGACTAACTGGAGGTGTATTGCCTGATCCACCATTTGCACCTGATACTGGAAAACCACCTGGACCACCTCCGCCTCCACCTGAACCACCATCTTTACCTGATCCTACTGGACCTGGACCTTGATTTCCACCACCTGCTCCACCACCACCTGCAGATGTTATTGTGCTAAAAACTGAATTTGAACCGCTATCGCCATCACCATTTGTTGAGTAAGGATTAGCAGTACCACCTGCTCCTCCTGCTCCAACTGTAATTGGGTAGCCTGTGACTGACACAGGTAATGCTGCAACACAATTACCTAATGGGCTAGTTGAATAAGCTCCTGATGCAGCACCTGAAGATTCTCTATATCCTCCAGCTCCACCACCGCCACCACCCCATTCACCAACTGCACCACCCCCACCAGCTGCAACTACTAAATAATCTACTGTGTCTGATCCTAAAGCATTTCCTGCACAAGAAACACAGAATGTTCCTGGTCCAGTAAATGTATGAATTTTATAATCTCCGCAACATGTTACTGTTCCACCTGTTGCTGTAACATAAGCTGGAGTTATAGTTGAACTATCATTTGTATTAACAGGTACCCAACCTTGAGTTCCATCAACATAAACATAAGTTCTTGCTTCTCTAATAGAATTTATTGCTGCATTATCAGCTACTCCTTCAATATTTGATCCATTTCTTGCAATTGTAATATTATTTGTTGCAGCTGTTCCTGCGTAATCTGCTATTGAAACTATATCTCCAGCTGAAGGTGTTGCAGGAAGTGTTACTGTAATTGCTCCAGATGTAGTATTTACAAAATAACCATTACCAGATACTGCAGTAAAGTTCCCTGTTTTAGCAGTCGTATCCCAATCCACTGTACCTGTACGACCAAAACCTGTCTGTGTTGCACCACATGCTAATGCAATGGCTGCTCCACTTGAACCAATTGTAATATTGGAACCACATCTTGAAACAATAACATTTCCTGCAGTGTCTTTAACTGCAGCTGTTTTAAGATTAGCTCCAGTTGCTACAACAAAATCATCTCCGCTATCTCCTAATGTAACTGTTGTACATGTTTGTTTAGGACTAATTTTATTTACTTTTATTTCACTCATAATTTAATTCCTATTGGTATTTATACCTTATAATCACGATTCCGCTAC